AGCAGTATGCTCAGTTACAGTTGTACCAAACTGACCACGACCATGGTCAACAACTGCTCCATTTTGTAATCTTGTTATTCCGTCAACGGTTTCATAATATGGAGTTGAATATATTCTAATTAATCCCGTTGGATAAATTTTACCATTAAAAGGTATTGATGAAAAATATCTTTGATATTCTTGGTTACTACTAATCCATACGTTTCCAGTTCCAGTAACATTAAACTCGGCAGCGTCATACCTAATAATTTCACCATTTGAATATAGATATCCATCATATCTGGTTAGCCAATAAATATTTTCACCTAAATCAACTATATTATTAATAACTGAATGGTTTACTACTGTAGGTACTGCTGAAGATAATATTGAGTTTAGTGGCATTGCCCCTAAAACATAAGCACTACCTTTTTGTGTTAATGAGTTAACGGTTTTTAGTTTATCTGTGCCAGAAACTTCCCAAAGTAAAGATGGTTTATATAGCCAAGTTTTTTCACTTGCAAGAAAAAATGGCTGTTCAATAGATCCATAGGTTCGTTGAATATATCTAGTTGTATAGTTAATTTTTCCATCATTATAAATCTTTTTATCTTGTGATGCTATAGAGAGGATGTTTGGCAAGTTTCCAGATGTTGCATTCTCGGTTACCCCTGCATCTATTTGATTGTTTGATCCTGAAAAAATAAAGTCTGTTGATCTTTGAGCCTCGGTTGGCATTAAATAATCTTTACTCATTACTATAAAGTTGTTATACTCATCAAAAAACATTGCTGTTTGTGTTGCTAGGGCTAGTTGATTTAAAACCTGTGCAACGTTTTGATCTGGTGCAACAAAAAAGTATGGGATGATTGGATCTGATTCTCCAGTTGTTCTTCTAAATGTATAGTTTGTAAAACCAATATAGTCAAGAAGAGTTGTTATGGCATAACTTAAAGATGTTTGAGTTGTTAATAATCTTGGTGCTGGCATTGACTCTAAAAAAAAGAAAAAATCTCTAAGGCTAATTGATATTGTTCCAGCAGTAACGTCCGCTTGAGGAAAACCTTCTGAGTATAAAGTTTTAATTGGAACGTAATAGTCAAACCCATCGACATCTAAAATTATTTCGTAAAAATTAAATTTTATATTTTTGCGAATATAGTCTGCAACAATACTTGATGAGTTATTTTCATTAAATGCTTGATCGTCGTCAAACAAAGATATGGTTCCATTTGAAGCAAGAAGTTGTCCAACTGGTAAAGATGTTATACCAATATCAGAAAGTGTTTTTGTAATTTTAAAATCAACAACCTTATTAGAAATATCAAGCACTAATCTAGGAGACATTTCGATAAGATCAAAGGTAGAGTCAAATTTATTCATTGTGTCTACTACAACTCTGATACCACGTATATATTGAAACTCTCTATAAGTTAAATCCCCCGAAATATCGTTATCAAATGAGTCTGGAGATGTTAAGTCGGTTACAAAGTTTGTATTATTTGCAACCTCTTCTGAACCTAGTTGCCATCCATATTGTGGGGTAAATGTTGCATAGTCGCCATTAGTCCATATATGAAATGTTCCACGATCCCCCTCATTTTCAATAATAAGATATGCATAGCCTTCAACAGATGTTTCTGGTAACAATATATCAGACGATAATGTTGAAGCAAAAATAAAAGAGTCTTTGTATTCTTCTGGAATAATTAAGCCATATTCAAGTTCTACATATCCATCAGTATCTATAATTGGTTCACCAGAAGTACGTGTATCATTTTCTCTAAAGGAATATGCATCAACCCAACTATTTTCTTTTAGGTACTGGACCTTCCATCTGCTTGGAGTTGTCTTGTTTAGTGTTCCAAATAGTGGGTCAGTTATTGATGTGGTTGCAGTTGTAAAGGGTCCAAGGTCTACATCTCCAACATTTGTCTGCATCTTTATAACAATTCTATTTGTTGGTACGTTATTTTTATACACAACAAATGGAACTGCATCATCAATATAATAAAGGTTGTTTGATATATTTTTTGCAATGCCGCGCTCAATATTGTTTTCTGTTCTGTATGATGTCCAATACTTAAACTCATCATATCTTGAAGGCATATAATATCTTGGTCTTTGTGCCATAGATGCACCAGAGTTTGCTATAAATCTATTACTAAAATATAAAGGTTTATTAATTCCAGATCTGGGTCTAAATGGTTTTAGGCAATCCTCTAAAGAGTATATCATCTTCATCTTATCTTTAATTGATGTAAATAGTTGAGGAACGTCACTATTGGTAAAACCACCGTCAATCACAACATCAGCATCCGTTGCGCCTGTAAAATAATTTCCAGCGTCTAACTGATCAAAGTCGTTTGGCAATGTAAAGTATTGGGATGTATTATCAAATGGTCTGTATCTGTAGTTGCCAAGTTTAAATATATTATCTGGCATATTCATATTCCACTCAGCCAAAACAAGTGATTGCAACTTAACTGTTGCAGATGTTTGTAGATGTGTTTTTAATTCTTCATTTACAAACACTCTAGACCTCTTCCAGCGTTACCGAAATATTCCAAAGATCATGGTTGTTACCACCACGTTTTACAACAGTATAATTAAAGTCAGCAAAATAAACTTGCATAATTTGATTATATTGTGCTAGGTGACCATAAGCAGCATTGTCCTTGCCAAAATTACTATACTTATCATATGCTAGATACATCCAGAATGGACCCTGATGATTTTCATACCAGTCAAGTAGTTCTACGCCACCAGCGCCACCGTCTGCTGTATATTCTTGACCTGATACATTTTTGTAGGGAGAAGATCCAGTTGTAGGATTAAAATCGGCAGGTAAATGAAAACCTCTAGATGGAAGATTATTCCAAGATAGGGACATAGTTAACTTATCTGCAATATGATAAGACCTCATCCTACCATTGATAGTTCTTTGACGTTGTTCTATTCTTGTTGGTTTAAATTGAAGTTCCCCTCGATTATGGTCAGATAGGATAAGGAACTGGTCTAGAAGGGCTTCGTCAGCCCCCTCTGGGGCATCTACGCCTATTTCATACCCTACTGGTACATAAACTCCATCTTGTAGAGTTCCAGCGTTCTCAGACCAAAGCAGAGCCTGTGGACGTTGATATCTACGACGACCTGTTAAATATGCTGCGGTAGCCATTATTTCTGCCCTCTAATTCTCTGTGAATCAATATACTTAATCTGACCGATTACTGCTCTAGCAATATCGTTAGAACTTGCACTTGATTGTGGAACAGTAATTCCAATATTATAATTATACATGGTGCTTGAGTTATCTGAAACAGTTGTTGCTACAGAAGTAATAGTTGGAGAAACTATAGATGAGTTATTAGATGAATAGACTGCTGGAGTCATACCTTCAATCATTGAAGGAAATTTGGAGTTATTCATCTCATTAAGCATTGCACCAAATTGTTTAGTTGCAGCCCTATTCATTACAAATTCTCCAGGGGTTAACATGGCTGGTACTGTATCAGATCCAACTGCACCACCCATAGCCATATACTTAGGAACCATTCCACCATAGTTCATTGGCATAATCTTACCGCCATAAGCCTTCAACTGTACACTGCCTTTAGCACCACCACCACTACCAGTGCCTCCTGTTGATCCCCCACCACCGCTTGAAGTATAAACAGTATTAATAATGTGGGTAGTCGTAAAGGTTTTATTTAAAGCATTCCAAGATGCTAGTATACTTGCAGACTTTGTTGCTGACTCTGCAATAACTCCTTTAAGATCAGTTGCAGGTTTAATTGATTCATCAAGTTTTGGCTTGGTTTTTGTCCAATTGTCCAAAATATCCTTTGCTGCAATTGCAGATGCAGAAGTTTCATCTTCAATTTTTTTATTCATAGATTCTGCAGCAACTAGTTCAGTGTTTATTGTTATCCATTGTTCCTGTGTCCTTGTAAGATAAGTTAACTGATCAATAGAATCTTGAGTTATTTTTTCATATGCTTCTTTGGCTTTAGTAGTATCTTCAAGAATTTTTTGTGAAGGAATTAACTGCAATGTTTGTACTGCATAAATTTTGTCTTGATATCCTTGTATTGCTGCTATCTGGGGAAGTCTTAACTGTTCCTTAGCATAAACAGCATCCTGAATTCTTTGAATGTTGGCTTCAACAATTTGACGCTGTTGTTCTAGTGCAAATGTTTGTTGACCTATTTGGAATTGACGTTCTTCAATTTGAACTCTTGTCATTCCACTAACTGATACTGCACCAATCTCTGCTTCTCGTGCAGCGGCAAGTGTTCCAGATGATCTGCGTGAAGCAGCCTCGGCAGCAGTTGCTCTCATTTCTTGAGCAGCAGCAGCGGCTGCAGAAATATCTCCCTGACTTAATGCGTCAGCAAGTGTAAGCCTTTGTTTTTCTTGCCCCGCAATTTCAGAATTAAGTTGTGATATCTTTGACAAGGCTTCTTCTTGAGCATCATACTTTTTATTAATCTTATCCTGGGCTCTATCAATAAGTCCAAGTGTGTTTGAAAGAATATTAGACTCATCGCTTAAGTTTGCAAGAGGTCTGTCAAAATCTAATTCAGCAGTTCTATTTAATATATCAACCTGTGCATTAAGATTATCGATTACTCTACTACCATAAATAGCATTTACTTCAAGTTCACGCTGTATAACATCTATACTAGATTGATATCCATCTATCTCATCGTTTGCATCTTCAATTGCCTGTGTTTGTTTTTCTATTGTAGATGTAAGAGCCTTATATGCTGGCGCTGCTTCTCTTTGCTGTTCAATTAAAGCACTTTGCTTATCAAAGTAATCATTTGCCTTTGATAGTTCTCCTTGGACTATTTCTATTTTTCCAGCAGGAGTTGCCAGTTTTAATGCAACGCCAACTCTTTCAAGTTCATCTGCGGCAAATTTGGCATCTTCTGCCATTCTCTTTAATTCTTCAGAACTAATATCTTCTCCATTAATTGCTATAGCCAATTGAGCATCAGCAACCATTTCAACTGCCTGTGCAGTAGGAACTCCAGCATCTTTTAATTTTTGAAGAGCAGCAAGTTGACCCTTAGCGGCATCTAGACTTTCCTGTTGTGAGTATTGATACTCACCAATTATGGCTTCATCATAGGCTTCTTTAAGTGCTTTACCTTTACCTGTTAATATTGCAGTGCCATTTTTTTCTGTTAAATAAATTTTACGAGTTTTATCATCCATTTGATTAATAAAGTCAAGGAACTCTCTATTTATTCCGCCAGGAGTTTTAAGTAAATCTTGCATTACTCCGCCAAATTGAGTTAAACCTTTACCACCAGTTACCCTTAATAATTCTTTTACTCCGCCAGTAGCCTTAATCGATTGCTCACGAACCATCTTTAGTCTATTTAAAATATCGTCTAGTGTTGTGTCTCTTGCACCTGTGTCTCCACCTGTTCCACCTGTACCGCCAGGAATAGCATTTGGGTCTACCTTGCCTTGTCTTCCAACAAGATCAGCCTTTGCCTTATCCAGATAGGCTTTTCTTTGCGATGCAGCACCTCTACCTCTAAGTTGTGTAATTCCTTGTGAAGCAAGATATGCAGACAATACATTTCTATCTCCAGCAGCAACAAAGTCAACAATTACACTTTTATTAATTGTTTTTGATGTGCCAACAAGAGTTTTCCACAACGCATCAAATTCTGGTCCTGTCATATTTCCAGTAATACCAAGATCAAGGAAGGCTTCTTTTGTTAATTCTTCTCCAGTTATTCCTGCTAATTTTTCAGTTATTGCAACAACTTCTGCTATTTGTGTTGCTCCATCATCATTAACATCAATTGTTATTCCATACTTCTGCTGCATGTTAGCAAGAACTGAAATAGCCTTCATATTTTTATCAAAACTGTCAGGATCTTTATTTATAATGTCCATAAAGATAGGAAGGTTGGTATCATTTGTTCCAGCCTTCATAAGTAGTTGCATTACTAAGTTTGCATTTTCACTACCCTGTTCTTCAACAAGAACTGTAAACTTACTTTGCAATTCTTGATTATTGGCAAGTTTCATAATTGTTACTGGGTCAAGTGATCCACTGGCAAATTGAACCTGAAGCATTGCCTTAAAGTCTGCATCCTTAATGCTTTCTAAAGACTTCTTTGCTTCATCAGCAAAAACCTTCATTGGTCCATCTTTATAAAGTGTATCTATTGCTGCATTGATACCCTTTGTAAATATATCAGCGCCGAAGTTGTCTTTTTGTGCAATAAGAAGATTTAACGCTTCTGCATTTTTTGCATTAAGTGTATCGAGTGCCGCTTTTCTTTCTTTTTCAATTTTTTTAATTTCTTTATCTGTCTTAGCCATCTTAACTTTAACATCATATTGTTTATTTAAGGAATCAACCAATCCATTATTCATTGATACTTGTTCTAGTCCAAGTTGAAGTGCAGCAGCCCCAAGGTTAGCGTTACTTTCTCTTGCTCCCTTTTCACTAAGAGCAGCACCCACACCGCCAATTGCACCTACTACACCTCCAGCAATGGCTCCTCCTGTTGCAGTAACGGGAGAAAATGGTCCACCTGCAAGACCAATACCTCCACCGATTACAGCACCAGCACCTGTTGCCCCAAGTATAGTTTGGGTAGCACTAAGTCCAACGGTTGGCTTTATATTTTCTAGAGCAGTCTTAAAGAAATCAGCCTGCCTTGTCATTGATTCTTCTTGAATTGCAATGGTAACCTTTAGTGGATCTGTTGCAAGATTTTCACCATTTGGTCCAAGCAGAGTAGTCAGTCTACCGCTAACAATTGCTGGTATTTCATAACTCTTTAACTCTTCACCAAGTGCAGAAGATATACTTTTTGCTTGATCTGTTGTTATAACTCCTTGAACAATTGCATAGGCAAGACTATTTGATATGTTTCTACCAATATCTTGAATTCCTTGACCAGCCTCTGCTTGTTTTTCAATATCTGCTAATAAGCCTTTACCGAAATCACTACCAAGAATGTTTTGACCAAATTTTCTTTGAACAGCATCTTCACCAGTTAGAATACCTTCTCTTTTCCTGTTTGCCTCTTCTGAAGCGCTGACTGTTCCAGTTGTCTCTGCAAGACCTTGAAGTTTATCAGATGTCATGTTCATAGATTTAGCAAGATCAACTCCAGCCTTTCTAGCATTTTCAACATCTTTAGCCATCTTTATAAATACTCCACCAACAACTGCAATTGCTGCAATTGCTGCTACCCAAGGATTAGCAAGTAGTGGAAGTAGCATTGTTATACCTTGTAAACCAAATACAAATGGCATAATTTTTTGTGCCATTTCTCCAACTTGACCACCAGCAAATGAAGCAGCAATAGTCAAACCACTCATTGCTCCAATTCCAACACCTGCTTTAGAACTAAACTGGGTTAGTCTTTCCTTTGTTGTCATCTGAGCCTTTGTAGACTCTTCCATAGATGTAGTAAGTTTTCTTTCTGCTGCTATTCTACGCTTTGCTTCTTTTAAACTTATCTTTTCTGTTGCTGCTATTAACTGTGCACGAGATAGTTGTGCTGATTGTGATACCGCTCCAACTGTGGTACTTCCAGTTTTTTGACCTGTTGGAATGCCCTGATCAGCACCTGCAATTCTAATTCTTCCAAGACCTGGGATAAACGCAGTTCTTCCACCTTTAAGTGCTGATGTCGTTTTTTTATTAAGAACAGCCTCACCCTTACCAACTCCAACAACACGACGGTCTGTAGGAGCCCCACCAGTTACAGTTGTTGTAGTAGGCTTTGCTGTTCCAGTCTGACCACTAACAACTCCAGTTTTTGTTGTACCAAGTAGTTGTTCTGATGCTAACTGTCCAGCCTTTTTACTTACCGTAAGTTTTCTTCCACCACCACGTTGCTGTCTTCCAACCACAAACTTATCACCATTTAAAACTCCAACATTTCTTGTGCTGGTTATTTGTCCAGTTTTTTTACTTATTTCTGGTCTATCGTAGGCTGTAATGTTACCATTTGCGTCAAGCCTTACTGGAATTCTATAGTTTGGATCCATTCTTCTTAAAGCCTCTAATGGTTTAAGAACTGCTTGTGAAGTTTTTGTTTTTTTAATAGCATCAATAACTGAACCAATTGGAGCAGTTGAATTCATTGCAACTGAAGATTTTCCAGATGGACTAAACGTTGTATTTGCATAAAGTTGTTTTACTGCATTTCCAAATGCTCCACCCTTAGATTTTTTAACCATTCCTCCAAGAATTCCAGTTTTTAAATTACCCATTCTTGAATAAATGTCTTTGTCACCAATAAGTTTGTCTGGAGGCAATGTTTCTAGCGACCTTATAAGGTTGCTCTTCATAACCTCAGTTACACGTGCAGCCTCTCTTGGAGATGCACCAAGGTCTATAAGTCTAGCAGTCATAGTTTGTGTTGATAAAGGTGATTTAATTTCTTTTAAATATTCTGATGTAGGCACTGTTCCAGCAATAAGTCTAGAGTTTACAGATGGACTTAAGTCAAACCCAATGGCAGAGAATGCAGTTGCTTTTGTAAAGCCACCAGCCTGAATAGAGGTTGGAACTCCTGCACCAGTTAAAACTCTATTATCAACAGCATGTGCAAAAACAGTTTTACCAGTAGTAACATCTACTGGATTTTTTCTTGCATTCATTTTTGCAAGGAGTGCTGCGTTTCTTGCAGCAAAGGCTTCGTTAGTTTCTGTGAATGATGATTTACCTAAAACAAGATCATTTACTGCTCTTGGATTAGTATTAAGAACTTGTGCTGAAGGTCCGCTTAGATCCATCTTTGGTT